AATGATACTAATGAATTTGATTTGTACAATCGCAGCGCTGGCGAAGTAGAAGCCCGTAATGTGCAATCCCGATTAGGTATGAGTCCAGATGAGCGATATGCAAGCTATCCACTCGACACTGAAGACGTACCCAGAACCGAACAGATTCTCAACAAATCTCCAAATCAAAAAGCGCAAAGAGGCTTCGCCACTCCCTTATCTATGGCATCTACAGCTGGCGCTGGCTTACTTGGTAACACCGCAGTGCAGCGCTTTAACGAGGGCGTGCTCGGCGGTGCTGACTTCCTGGCTAACGCTGGCAGCGCTGTCGCAGAACCTTTTATAACTGCAGCGCAAACTCTAAGGGCGCTCCCAACAAATACCCCAACAAGTGAGATCGAGGCGCAAAGAGCGGCTTATCAAAACTCGCTTGACTACCAACCTCGCACAGAGATTGGTCGAAACGCTACCGAAAGCGCGCTAGGACTACTTGGCGGCGCACTCCAAGGCCCAATGGCCGCTGGCAAAGCCATAGCAGAACCACTTACTCCTATTTATGACGCAGCGGCTGAGCAATACAAGCGCCTACCACGCCGCGTCCAGCTTGGCGCTGAATCCTTACTGGACCTATTTTAATGGCCGAACTATACGACTCCGAAGAATTCATTGAAGAAGACCCAAGCATGGGCGATGAAGAACTGCAGGCCGCGATCACGCAGGCCATAGAAGACGCGGTTGATTATATTGATAACACTATCAGCCCGCTGCGTGCCACCGCCGCTGAATATTACAACGGCGAGGCACTGGCCACTGGCGAAGAAGGCCGCAGCACGGCGCAGACGATGGACGTGCGCGACACAGTGCAGGCCATGCTGCCCAGCCTTATGCGCATCTTTTGCGGCTCTGACCACATGGTTGAGTTTGCGCCGCGAGGCCCGGAAGACATTGAGGGCGCGAAGCAAGCCACTGACTTTGTAAACTATGTGCTCAACCAAGATCAAGACCAGAGCTTTGTAGAAATCATCTATGCGGCTATGAAGGACGCGCTGGTCAAGGGCAGTGGTTTCCTAAAATATTATTACGACGAAAGCGAAACGACTCAGAGCTATGAGCTTGAGAACCTAGACGATCAGGCACTCAACGCCCTCAACTCAGATCCTGAGATTGAGATAGATATGCTGACCTCGATGATGAGCAGCGAGCAGCAAGAATCTTCTCACTCAGTCCGGGTAACGCACCGATCTAAGGTCGGCAAGATCAAGGTTGAGGCAGTGCCGCCCGAAGAGATAGTGATCAACCGCACAGCGCGTAATCTTGATGACGCTGAACTGGTTGCGCACAGATCTTATGTGACGCTGTCTGACATGGTCCTTATGGGCTATGACCTAGATGACGTTGAGCAGTACGCGACAGTCAACGAGACTGATTTTGAGTTCTTTAACGTCGAGGCGCGTGAGCGTTTCCAGCAAAGCTCATTTGAGGACAACAACCTCATTCAGCGGGTGCTGTATGTAGAAGCCTATGCTCATATAGACATGGACGGCGATGGCGTAGCTGAGCTTAGAAAGATTTGCTGCGCTGGCCCTACTTACGAAGTGCTGCGCAACGACCCCGTAGACATGATCCCGTTTGCCTTTTTCTGCCCAGACCCGGAGCCGCACAGCTTTTTTGGTCTGAGCATCGCAGACCTAACAATGGACATTCAGCGCATCAAGACCGCAGTGTTGCGGGCATCTTTTGACAGTTTAGCTATGTCTACCCACCCCAGGGTGGGCGTGGTTGAAGGCCAAGCTAGTTTGGAAGATGTGATGAACAATGAGGCCGGGGGCGTGATCAGAATGCGTCAACCTGGCGCGGTTGTGCCTTTCACCCTGCCATTCGTTGGCAAAGAAGCATTTCCCATGCTTGGCTATATGGACGAGATCCGTGAGAACAGGACCGGCATATCAAAAGCAGCTGATGGCCTAGACCCTAGCGCGCTACAAAGCTCAACGCTAATGGCCGTGCAGCAAACCATAGGCGCAGCCCAGCAGCGCACAGAGATGATTGCCCGCCTGTTCGCTGAAGGCGGCATGACTAGGCTATACAAAGGGCTACTGCAGCTGATCATCAAGCACGTCGATAAGCCGCGCATGATCCGCTTGCGCAATGGCTTTGTGCCAATGTCGCCAGACCGATGGAACGCCAACATGGACGTTGTGGCCAATGTCGCCTTGGGCAAAGGCGGCGACATGGAGCGCATGTCTATGCTTCAGCAGGTAGCGGCCAAGCAAGAACAAATTATGCAGACAATGGGGCCAGATAACCCGCTGGTCGATATGAACAACTACTACTCCACTATGGTGCAGCTGTTAGAAGTTGCTGGCTTCAAAGACCCACAGCGCTTTTTCAAAGACCCGGCTCAGCAGCCGCAGACCCCACCAGAGCCGCCTAAGCCAGATATTAATGAGCAGTTGATTCAGGTCCAGATGGCTGAGATCAACGCCAACATTCAAAAGAAACAGGCTGAGCTTGAGCTAGAGCGCGAAAAAATGATCCGTGAGGATGACCGCCGCCGGGACGAGAGCGAAGCAAACTTGGCACTCAAAGCTGCAGAGATAGCCGCCCGGTACGGTGCCCAGGTCAACACGGCAGAGATCAAGGCCAATTCAGAAAGAGACAGAGAACTGGTTAGACAGTTAGCCCAACAACAGCAGGCACCTAATGTCCCTACGGCCTGAGCAACAGTCAAACATACAGAGATTCGCTGAAGACGAAGACTTCGGCGTGCTCATAGAAATGCTACGCCTCGATTATTTTGAGGCTTGGTGCAAGGAACGTGACCCCGCACAGCGGGAGCGCTTACATCAAAAACAAGAGGCGCTTGAAGACCTCATTGTGCAAATACGCGCAGTCGCGGATCAAGTCGCTTTCAATAAGCGGAATTTACCATGAGTGATAAAATAGAAAGCAATGAATCCCAACATGTGGGGTCTATTGAATTGGGCGATGCCCAAGCAGCGATTTTGAGTTTGATGGAGCCAGAAGGCCAAACCGAAGATTCAGATGAGGTTGTTGAAAATGAGTCCTTAGATGAGGGCGAGGTTTCAGAAGAGGCTGAGTATGAGGAATCCGATGAGGATCTCGACTCAGGTGACGATGATGCCGAACTGTTGGACGATGAAGACTACGACTCAGACGAAGATGAGGACAGTCAGCCAGAGAACTTCACGGTCAAAGTTTCCGGCGAAGAAATCTCTGTTGACCTGGACGAGCTTAAAAATGGGTATTCACGCACAGCAGACTACACCAAGAAGAGCCAAGCTTTGGCAGAAGAGCGTAAGCAATTCAGTCAGGATCGAGACGCGGTTCTACTTGAGCGGCAGCAATACAGCCAGTTATTAGGCGCATTGCAACAGCAGCTGACGGCTATTGACGAGCCTGCCCCGGACTTTGATCGTTTATACGATGAAGATCCGATTGAAGGTGCAAGGCAAGAACGACAGTACAGATTGAGGACTGAGCAGCGCCAGCAAAAAATGCAGGCCATTGCCATTGAGCAGCAGCGTGTGAATGACGCTAACGCACAAGAGCAACAGCAGCAAATGCGTGGGCTAATCCAGAGTGAGGCGGCACAACTTCCCGACCTAATCCCAGAGTGGAAGGACGAGAAGGTGGCCAATAAGCAGCGAGAGCAGCTTAGAGAATACCTCATCAACCAAGGCGTAGCTGAAGAAGAGCTAGGCGCACTGGTCAGGGCTAACCACATAAAAGTCTTGCGCAAAGCCATGCTTTATGACCAAGGTCAGAAGCGCGTTCGCAAAGCTCAGAAAGCTGGGCAGGGTGGTAAAACTGTACGATCTGGATCACGTCAACAGCAGGTAAAACCTAGTCAGCGCAAAACTAAAGCCGCATTTCAACGTCTCAAACAAAATGGCAGCACAGAAAATGCAGCCTCAATTATTGAATCTATGCTTTAGGAATTACCATGACTATTATCGCAAACACTTTCCTTCGCTATAACGCTATTGGCGTTCGTGAGGATCTCTCAAACATTATCACTATGATCTCTCCAGAGACTCGCCCTTTCATGTCCAACATGACAAAGAAGCGATCCGTGTCTAACACATTCTTTGAATGGCAGACCGATGATCTTGGTGCCGCAGGCGCTAACCATCATTTAGAAGGTGACGATTTAGCATCGTTTACCGCAGTTACTCCAACATCTCGCTTGGGTAACTACACACAGATTTCTCGCAAAGACTTTATCGTGTCCGACACAATGTCTGCGTTAGATCTTGCTGGTAGACGGGCAGAGGTCGCGTACCAGATCAGTATGGCAGGTAAGCGTCTTGCTAACGATATGGAACATAACCTTTGTGGTTTGAACCACGCGGCAGTTGGCGGTAACGCAACCACTGCACGAAAGACTGCGCCATTGGCTGCATTCATTCGCACCAACCGCTCAAACGGTACTAACGGCGCAGCGCCTACAGTATCTGGCGGCGTGGTAAACGCTGGCGCTACCGATGGCACGCAGCGCGCAATGACCGAGCCAATGCTTAAAGCCGTATTGCAAGGCGTGTTTACAAACGGCGGATCGCCACGATTCGTGTTAGTAGGTCCACACGTTAAGACTGTGATCTCTGGCTTTGCTGGTATTGCCGCTCAGCGTTATCAAGCGCCTAGCGACTCCCCAACAACTATCATCGGTGCGGCTGACGTGTATTTATCCGACTTCGGCTCAGTTGCAATTGTTCCGTCTACTAAGAGTAGAGCGCGTGACGCATATGTGATTGACCCCGATCTGGTAGAGGTAGCTACGCTAAGACCTATCCAAGCGACTGAGTTGGCAAAGACCGGCGATGCTCAAAAGTATCTGACTTTGGCCGAGTATGGTTTGGTTGTTACTCAAGAAGCTGGTCTTGGTGTTGTAGCAGACCTATCTACTAGCTAATAGGAAACGTATGGAAATAAAACGCAACCTGTCTAACGATGCCGCCAGCGGCATCAAGACCGACTTCATTTATGAGGCTGGCGATACGCTGAAAGATGACAAAATCACTATTGCTTCTTCGCAAGATGTGACTGCGATTCTTGAAGCGAACAAGCGCGCCCGTAATGAAATTGACCGCCACCAGAAGCATGGCGAGTGGTCAAAGGTTGCGTCCATACCTATGTCAATTTATTACGATCTGAAAGCAAAGGGTATTGCCGACGATCCTAAGCGATTGGCTAAGTGGTTGAACGACTCAGAGAACCGCGCGTTTCGTACAAGAGACGCGCGTATCTGATGGCGATTTCTAGCTACAGTGAATTGCAAGCTAGTATCAGCGACTGGTTGAATCGCACTGATCTGGCCGCTGCAACAAAGGACTTTATTGCCTTAGCAGAGGCCCAGTTTCAGCGCTCTGTGCGACACCGCTACATGGTCACCAGATCACAAGCGACCATCGACTCAGAGTATTCCTCGACGCCTGCAGATTGGCTGCAGACTGTGAGCTTAATTTTAGAGACTAACCCCGTTACGCAGATGGAGTTTCTCACCAACGAAGCCCTTAACGGGCTGAAGTCTGGATCAAGCGCCACTGGTACGCCTAACCGCTACACCCACGTTGGCACTGAGATCCAAGTCTTTCCAGCGCCTGACAACACAGCTACCGGCTACACCGGGGAGCTAGTTTATTACGCGCGCATCCCGGCTCTGAGCGACAGCAACACAAGCAACTGGCTGCTCGACTATAGCCCGGACATTTATTTATATGGCGCGCTGATGCAAAGCGCCCCTTATTTGCAAAACGATGAGCGAATCACCATCTGGTCTAGCCTTTACTTGAAGGCCATCGATGACCTAGAGATTTCAAACCAAAGAACAGCTGGCCAGACCAGTGTGAAAATGAGAGCGGCACCGCTCCAATAGGAAATTATTATGGCTGGCTTTTCTGACT